CGTCGCAGCGCAGCGGCGAGTACCAGGTTCGGTACTTGCGTTGCGCCAAGTGCGGCTGCACCGGCAAGCAAGTCGTGCCGCCGGGTGAGGTTCGCCGACTGAAGGTCGGCTGAAGTTCTTTACTGTCGCGCCCTGCACAACTGCATGGGTGGGGTGCCTTGCTCTTAGTTTCGACGGTGTGGACGGCATCGGTCGTCCGAACCCGAACAAGGAGCAATGCACGTGGACAAGCTCAAGAAGCTGCTCGATGAACTCGCCGCCGTGGTCGCCGAAATGGAGGCCACCTCGCAGGCTCCCGCCGAGGGCGACGCGCCCGCGATGACCGAGGAGCAGGAGTCTTCGCTCCGCAGCCTTGAGGCTCGCGCCGACAAGCTCCGCGAGCAGATTGCGTTCGTTGAGCGCGTCCAGGCGAAGCAGCTCGAACTGCGTTCCGTGCTGGAGCGTGCCGCTCCCGCCAAGGCCATCGACAAGACCGAAGACACCGAAAAGGAGCCGACCGTGGAGAAGCGTCATTTCGCCGTCCCGCGTGCCACTGGCAAGCTGCGGGCGTTCACCGGCCCGAATGCCGAAGAGCGTGCCTATCGTGCTGGCATGCACCTCAAGGGCTATATGCTCGGTGACGCCGAGGCTCGCCGGTGGTGCAAGGATCACGGCGTTGAGGCTCGCGCCCAGGCCGGCGGCATCAACTCGCTCGGCGGCGTGCTCGTGGCTGACGAGATGCTTTCGGAAATCGTCAGACTGGTTGAGGAGGCGGGCGCGTTCCCGCAGTACGCTCGCCGCGTTTCGATGAACTCCGACTCGATGCTGATTGCTCGCCGGACGGGTGGTCTTGCCGCTCGGCCGATTGGCGAGAACGCCGCGCCCGCGACCAGCGACGCGACGTTCGACAACATCAACCTCGTGGCGAAGATTTGGGGTATCGACAATCGCATCCCGAACTCGCTGCTCGAAGACTCGATCATCGACTTGGCCGATGCCATGGCGGTCGAGGTGGCCCAGTCGTTCGCCGAAGCCTTTGACAACGCTGGCTTCATCGGTGACGGCAGCGGGGCTCATCACGGCACGACCGGCGTTGCCACGGCGATCATCGACGGCACGCACACCGCGTCCGTGGTGACGGCTGGTGCGAACAACGACGTTTTCGCCGACCTGACGCTGAACGACTTCACGCAGGTTGTGGCTCGGCTCCCGCTCTTTGCTCGCCGGAATGCGGCGTGGTACATCTCCAGCGCTGGCTGGGGTGCCTCGATGCTGCGGCTGATGGCGGGCGTCGGTGGCAATGCCAAGGGCGACGTGGCTGGCGGGTTTGCCGAGACGTTCCTGGGCTACCCGGTGCGGCTCGTGCAGGCGATGGAAAGCCGCCTGACGGGCACGGCCAGCGGCGTCGCGTGCCTGTTCGGTGATCTCTCGCAGGCTGCCACCTACGGCGAGCGGCGGGCGGTCACGATCAAGACCGACACCAGCCGGTTCATCGAGTTCGACCAGACCCTGACCTTCGCTACGGCTCGTGTCGCCATCGTGGCTCACGACCTTGGCAACAACAGCAAGGCCGGCCCGATCGTCGCCCTGCGGTTCAACACCTGATCGAGTAGCATCCCTCTCTAGGAGATTTTGACCCATGCTTCATCTGGCTCGTACGAAGACGGATGCCATCATCGGCACGGCTGACACCGCAACGAATGCGACGGCGCAGCACACCATCGACACGCTGGGCTACGCCTATGCGTCCATCGACGTTGTGTTTGAGCCGAACGCGGCGACGACCGACGCTATCTGCCGGTCACTGAAGGTCGAGGAGTCGGACCTGTCGGCTTCGGCCTACTCTGACATCACGGCCCTGGTGGGCGGTGGCGTCGGCGGGTTCACGATTCCGACCAGCGGCTCGCGGACTGCGGGCAGCAACGTGGTCCGGCTGAACGTGGACCTTCGCGGCAAGAAGCGTTACCTGCGGGTGAATGCCACCCCGACTGCCGCGAGCGTGGTCGCCAGCGTCGTGCGGCTTGGCCGTGGCGAGGTGGGCGAGGCTTCCGCGTCGGCTGCCGGCGTGCAGGTTCGCGTTGACGCCTGACGCTTGACACAGTGTGCAAAGTGGACGGCTGGCAGGGGATTACCTCTGCCAGCCGTTTTCTTTTTGCAGGGGCCGCCATGCTCGTTCGCGTTGGTGATACGCAGGTGGATGTTCGCGTCGAGGCAGTCATGTCGATGCCTCGGCTGGGTTTCAACGACAACTGGTTCACGTGGGCTCAAGCCCTGATGCCGTTGGGCATCCGGCCTACAAAGGTCACTGGGGCGTTCTGGGGGCAGTGCCTCCAGCGAGTGATGGAGCAGTTCGTCGATTCGTGCGAATACATCCTCACGATCGACTACGACACGTTCTTTTCCCGCGAGGATATCGAGCATCTTTTCGCCCTGGCGATGACATTTCAATGCGACGCGATCACCGGGCTGCAGACGAAGCGTGAGGACGGCAGGCCCATGCTCACGCTCAAGGGGATGCTGGACAGCCCGCCAGCAGGCGGCAAGACCAGCGTCGGGAAGGAGTGGTTTGCCGAGCCCGTGCAAGAGGTGGATTCCGCCCATTTCGGGCTGACGGTGATTTCCACGGCGGCACTCAAGCGGACGCCGAAACCGTGGTTCCTGGGCGTGCCGAATGACGCTGGCGAATGGGGCGACGGCCGCACCGACGATGACATCCATTTCTGGCGCCAGTTCCGCAAGGCTGGCAACCGCGTCTTCGTCTCGCCCCGCGTCGTGCTCGGCCACGGCGAATACGTGGTCACGTGGCCCGGCAAAGACCTCGGCAAGCCTGTTTTCCAGTGGGCCACCGAGTTCTGCAACACCTTGAGGCGTCCCGAAACTGCATGGAGTGTCCCCCAATAATGAAAATAAAGCTGACCAAGAACTACTCGACTTACCGCGTCGGGGATGTGATCGACTGCGAAGACGTGACGGCGGTGCGGCTCATCAACGATGGGATCGCTGTCCGTGAGCAGCAGATGGATTTGATCGAGACGGCGACTGCGGAGCCGGGCGGCGAGTCTGCCGACCTGACGCCGCGACGCCGTGGCCGGCCACCCAAGGCGAGGAACAATGCAATACCGCAGTCTGAGGGTAGCGACGCCGCCGACGGTTGAGCCGGTGACGCTGGCCGAGGCGAAGGCCCACTGCCGCATCGACACGACCGATGACGATGCCTACGTCATGGCACTCGTGACGGCGGCTCGCCAGTGGGTTGAGTCCTACATGGACGAGGCCCTGGTCCACCAGCAGCTCGTGATGCGGCTGGACGGGTTCCCGCCTGAGATCGAGTTGCCGAAGCCGCCGATGGCCACGGCTGGCACGCATACGGCGACCACGATCACGTTCACGCTCAACGAGACTGGCACGACCGCGACGCTATCGACGTCGCAGTATCGCGTGGACCGCGACTCGCGGCCGGGCGTGATTCGCCATCTCTACGGCGGCTCGTGGCCCGCGTACCTGGAGGACTACGGCTCGGTGTCGGTCACGTGGTGGGCCGGGCGTGGGGCGAGCGGGTCTGACGTGCCGCAAGGCGTCAGGAACGCGATCCTGTGGCTGGTGGGGCTCTGGTACGAGCGGCGGATGGCGGCTGACGCTGCCGGGCTGAGTGAGATTCCGTTCGGCGTGAAAGCCCTTCTCGATGCTCACCGCTGGGGCTCCTACCGATGATTGAGCCCGGCAAACTCCGCGAGCGGGTGACTGTGCAAATCGCCAGCGGCACGACGAACACGCTGGGCGAGACGGTGCTGTCGTGGAGCAATTCGACGGCCGTCTGGGCGAGCGTCGACGGCGTATCGGCTCGCGAGGCGATGCTGGCCGGCCAGGAGCAGACGCAACTCACGCATCGCGTGCGGCTGCGATACCTGCCCGGCCTGACGCAATCCATGCGGTTCGCGTGGCGAAACCGGACGCTGGAAATCGTCAGCCTGCTCGAGCGGGGCAACCGCAGCGAACACGAGGCTATCTGCTCGGAGCGCACCGATGGCTGAGACAGTCGGCATCCGCATCACGGCGAACGTGCCAGGGCTGGAACGGATGCGGGCGGCGTTCTCTGCGTTACCGAACAACCTCGCCGCGAAGCACATGGCCGCCGGATTGAAACGTGCGGCTGAGCAAGGCGGCACGCTGGCGGCGTTGAAGGCGAACACGCCGAAGGGGGCAACTGGCAACCTGCGGCGGTCGATTGCGGTGAAGACGAGGCGGTATCCGCGTACTGGCGTCGGCATCGCCATCCTTGGCTACAAGTCGGGCCGCAAGATGAACGAGCCCTACGACAACACGAAGCTCGGCTACCACCAGGGGCTGGTCGAGTTCGGCACGAAGGAGCGGTTTCGCCGCACGAAGGACGGTCGCGTCGTGTCCACCGGGAAGATGCCCGTGGGCGGGCGTTTCGGGCGTCCGCCGGTACGGTCGGCGTGGGAGCAAACCAGAGGAAACGTCGAGCGATTCCTGGTCGCGGAGATGACCAAGGCGTTTGATGCCGCCGTCAAAGAGCTGTCATTCCAGACCATCGCGAAGGGCTCGCTATGAAATCCCCTGAGTTCGTCCTGCGGACTGCCCTGGTCAATTCCACGGCGGTTAATTCGCTGATTAGCGGCCGGATTTACCCCCTGCGGTACGTCGGGCCGCAGCGGATTACCTATCCGCTGCTGATTTGGCGGCGAGCCCGCATTGAGCGGCAGCAGGCGTTCAACGCCCCGGTCGGCGTGCCACGGGTGACGATGGAGTTGTTCGCCTACGGCGAGACGTATGAGGC